ATTGAACAGTTGAAGTTCGATATAATGCAACAGTTAACTCAATTAGAACGTAAAGATAAACTGATTATCATTATTGATTCAATCGGTAATCTTGCATCTAAGAAAGAAGTTGATGATGCACTAGAAGGTAAGTCGGTTGCCGATATGTCTCGTGCAAAACAAGTTAAATCATTGTTTAGAATGGTCACACCACACTTGACAATGAAAGATATACCTATGATTGTTGTAAATCATACCTACAAAGAAATTGGCATGTTCCCTAAAGACATTGTGGGTGGTGGAACTGGAAGTTATTACTCTGCCGATAATATTTTTATTCTTGGTAGACAACAAGAGAAAGAAGGTACTGAGGTTGTGGGTTACAATTTCATTATCAACGTAGAAAAGAGTCGTTATGTTAAAGAGAAATCTAAAATACCAGTTAATGTATCTTTTGATGGTGGTATTAGCAAGTGGAGCGGCTTACTTGATATTGCGCTTGAATCTGGACATGTAATTAAACCTGCTAATGGGTGGTATTCTAAAGTAGACTCAGATGGTGTCGTTGAAGATAAGAAGTACCGTATCAAAGATACAGATACAAAAGAATTCTGGACTTCTATTCTAACAAACAAAACATTTCAAGACTTTATCAAACAAAAATACCGAATATCTACCGGTAATATTATGCGGGGAGATATTGAAGAAGCATTTGCGGTAGAAACTACTAATGGTGCTGAATGATAGAAGGCATAGATTATTGTTTCATTTATCCTAAAGATGATAAGACATTAACCAATATCAAACTTTTAGAGGGTGACTATAAAGATACCGTCTTTAAGTTTGGTAAGGTAAAAATAAAGGAAGAAATAGATGGACCCCATTTACACTTCTCCTTTGATGTGTTAGAATCTAAAGTGAAGAAACCTAAAAAATTACAGCAGGATAAAAACTTTACAAAATATGTCGGCGACCTATTAGTAGAATTAATGACAGATAATATTGATGAGGAAATAATTGATGAGACTAGAGCAGACGATATTAAGGAACCTGATTTATAATGAAGAGTACATTCGCAAAGTACTCCCTTTCCTCAAAGATGAATACTTTACCGATTCGATTGAAAAGACAATTTTCAAAGAACTATCCTCATTTGTTTCAAAGTACAACACTACGCCAACGATTGAAGCAATTGGATTGGCCATCAAAGAAAGGAGAAATCTTTCGGATGTTGATGTGGAGAAGTCCGAAAATTATCTTCAAGAGATTGAGTTGGCTAAGGGACAAGAATCCAAGATTCAATGGCTTATTGAAAAGTCAGAAGCCTTTTGCCAAGAAAGGGCAATATACAATGCAGTATTGGGGTCTATTTCTATTTTGGACGGTAAGGACAAAACAAATGACAAAGGTGCGATTCCCAAAATATTATCAGATGCCTTATCGGTAAGTTTTGATAATTCTATTGGGCATGATTACTTGGAGAACTCTGATGAACGATACGACTTTTACCACAGAAAAGAAGAGCGAATCCCGTTTGACCTCGACATGTTTAATAAGATTACAAAAGGTGGTCTCCCAATTAAAACTCTTAACATTGCTCTTGCTGGTACCGGTGTTGGCAAGTCCCTTTTTATGTGTCATTGTGCCGCTGGAAATATGTCGATGGGTAGAAACGTTCTTTACATCACTATGGAAATGGCTGAAGAAAGAATTGCTGAACGTATAGATGCTAATTTATTAAATGTCTCGCTTGATGACCTACTAGAGTTGCCAAAGGAGACTTATGATAGAAAAGTTGCAAGTCTTAAAAGTAAAGTAACGGGCAAGTTAATCATTAAAGAGTATCCTACTGCATCAGCATCCTCGTTACATTTCAGAACCCTACTTAATGAACTCAATCTCAAAAAATCATTTGTTCCAGATATTATCTATATTGATTATCTTAATATTTGTTGTTCTTCTCGAATTAAACCCGGATCCAATATCAACTCCTACACCTATGTTAAATCCATTGCAGAAGAGTTGCGAGGTCTTGCCGTTGAATTCGGAGTACCAATTGTTTCTGCTACACAAACAACACGGTCAGGATATGGTAGTTCAGATCCAGGACTCGAAGACACGAGTGAGTCTTTTGGTTTGCCAGCTACAGCCGACATGATGTTTGCCTTGATTAGTTCCGAAGAACTTGAAGGACTTGGACAAATCATGGTAAAACAATTGAAGAATCGATACACAGACCCATCACAATTCAAAAGATTCGTTGTAGGTATTGACAAACCTAAAATGAGACTGTATGATATTGATGATTCAGGTCAAAATGGTATTATTGATTCAGGTATGACATTTAAATCTGAAAGTCCTAAGAAAAAGTTTGAAGGTTTCAAGGTATAAATAAACGATGGGAGTCAATACACAAGCACTAATAGACGAGAAGGCGGCCTTTAACAAGGTCAAAAAACTTCTTGGCAATCCACAAACATTTGCAGAACCTGCGGGCTTTGATGTAGGATTTCCTGACTTTGGATTTTCAGTATTTGTCAATAAAAAACGTATTGATTTATTTTTTGAATACAAATCAAGTTATAAAGCTCAAATGGGTTCAATGAGAAATTGGACGTTTGAGAAAGGCGTGTTTGATGCTCCTGATGCGGCAACTTCACAAGAAAAGCAACAATTGTTAGAAGTTATGAACGCAACAAAAGCGGCAAAAGATAATGCTGAAAGATTGCTTGAGGACTTTCATAATTACTTTGATAATCCTAAAAAACCGGTGTATAATATCACAAAGATTTCATCGGGTATGCTTTCAGTTGAGAAAAATCAAGCTATGAGGAAAGTTAGACTACAACACTTCTCAAATAATACTGAAAAGTTTTCAATTGCAAATATTGATAGTAGCAATCTTGGTGCTGAGATTTTAAATCACTATCACAATAAGTTTATTAAGAATCTTAATAAAGAAGCAGACCATAGTATTCTTTTTATGATGTTAGACGATACAATTTGGTATGTTGAAGAGACCGGTAATCTAGATTTAGCAAGTAAAAAAGATATTGCAAAGATGTTTGGTACTGAAACAATTACTCATCTAAATACTCTTAAAGCGAAATTAGAAGTNCGNATTCAACCTAGAGGGTTAACCGGTGGTGCAAAAGCACCATCAATTGATGTTATGGCTTCTTTTAGATTATCAGCAAAACCAGCAGGCGGAGTTAAAATATAATGGCATTAAGCGAATTTGATAAAATACTACAAGAATATAAGGACTCAAATGATGATTTCGGCTTTTCCACAGTCAGTCAAGAAGANTACGATGCGGTTGTTCAGAATACTAAGAATCAAACTGTTGAGGACTATCAGAAAAAACTCAAGGAAGTTGAAAAGATTATTGTCCCATTCTTAAATAAACTACATAGTACAGGAGATAAAGAATATATCTTCTGGCCTAATCGTAAACCAATTATCGAAGAACAAATAAAGAAAATACTGCAACTAACACGTTAATATTATGAAACCTTTGGTCACCGTCATTACGCCAACTACAGGCAATCAAGTAGTTCGGCAAGCAATCGAATCAGTCAAAAATCAAACTTACGATAACATACAACATCTAGTTGTCACAGATGGACCTTATGGTGCCGCTAAGATAATTTTAGATGATTATCCTAAAGTTGACAAAATCAAACTCCCTTATTCAACCGGTAAAGACCAGTACAATGGCCATAGAATTTATGGTGCTATGACATACATTTCTAAAGGTGACTTTCTTTGTTTCTTAGATGAAGACAACTGGTATGAGCCTAATCACATCGAAGAACTTGTAAAGGTTGTTGAGAAAGGCAATAAGTGGGCATACNCATTACGTAAAATTGTCAGTCAAGAAGGCGAATATATATGTAATGATGATTGCGAATCTTTGGGTAAGTGGACTTCNATTATTGACGACCAGTTCATTGATGTTAACTGTTATATGATACCAAGAATAGCCGCTTTAGGTTTTTCACCATATTGGTATCGTAGAGCAAGACATCCTCAAGAGCAACCAGAAGTTGATAGAATTCTATCGCCGTTTATGATGCAGAATTTCAAAGAATTTGATTGCTCATACGACTATACGGTGAATTACAGAGTTGCGAGTAGAGCAGATTCTGTGCAAGCAGATTTCTTTAAAAAAGGAAATGAAGTGATGTTAAAAAAATATAATGGGAAATTGCCATGGCAACAAAAGACTTAATAATCGGTGCATTTAAAGGCTACAATTTTCGACAAGTAGAACCTTGGGTTAAATCACTAAATGAATGTGGATTTGAAGGTGATAAAGTAATCATCTCTATCAATTCTTCCGTTGAAACGAATAAAAAACTTCAAGATTCTGGTGTAACTGTATTACCATCACAGACNCCTGGTAATATGATGTTTCACATGGAACGTTTTTTACATATATACGACTATCTTAAAACTCATGGTGAAAATTATCGCTATGTTCTTACTACAGACGTTCGAGATGTAATCTTTCAAACAGATCCTATGGATTATATTGCTAAAAAGTTGCAAAATTCTTTGAATAAATTTATTGCTGTATCCGAATGTATTCAAATTCAAAATGAACCCTGGAATAGAGATAATATCATTAAGTGTTTTAACGATTATACATATCACGGTATCAAAGGTCAAGAAGTTTTAAATGTAGGAACTCTTGCCGGTAAATCCGAATATATTAGAGATTTATGTGTTATGCTGTTTCATATGTCTTCAAATCGTGCAGATTGGGTTGCGGACCAAGCCGCTTATAATGTAATGATGAACTCTGAGCCATACAAAAGTCTTTCCTTTGTTTCCGATTTAGATGAAGAATTTGCTTGTAATCTACATGTGACAAATAAACCAGACCAGATTGAGCAATTTAGACCGTTCTTAACTTGTGCAGTACCAGAAATAACTGAAGATGCCGTTGTGGTAACCGGTAAAACTGGAAGACCATATCCTATCGTTCATCAATANGATAGAGTGCCTGAATGGAAGAAAGCATTATTGGCAAAACTCAATATTGAAGATGANTCTGATTTTTTTACTTATAAGGTNTAATGNTGGGAATGGTTAANGGGAGTTTAATACTCTATAAAGCACTTAACGATAATAAACTTTTAGATTTTTCTNAAAATATTAAAGTTGCCGACATTGGGGCACAAACGGTACATTTTGATGACCGTCCTTTTTTTGAAACGCTTCTAGAATCATTTAAACTTAACAAATCAATATCTGAAAAATTCTCAGGTGGTATGACCGCAAGAACAATGCATGAAGCAATGGGTCATACCTATGAAAGTTTTGATTTGGATTTGATTGACGATAAAGTACATAGGACAGACTTAAATACCGATAGCTGTAAACAAGAATTTAAAGGTTATTTTGACCTTGTTGTAAATTTTGGCACAACAGAACACTTGAGTGGTCAAACAAACGCTTTTAAGTTCATGCACGATTCTTGTAAGAATGGCGGTTTTATAATTTGTACTTTACCGTGCATTGAACCTAATCACGGATTCTTTTCTTATAGTCCTATATTCTTTGAGTCAATGGCGCACGACAATAAATATGAGAATCTCACAATATTCCTACATGATGTAGAAGGTGATAATCCTGGTGTTTTGTATGAATATACTGGAACTGTACCCTTGAAAAAATGTTATATTAATGTTATAATGCGTAAAATAAATGACAATGATTTTTTTGAACCTAAACAAGTTTTTAATAATGGTAGTTTTCCAATAGGTAAGGTGGCATAATATGAGTAATATTTCAATAGTAACGGCTTTCTTTGATATAGGTAGAGGTGATTGGACTCCTGATAAAGGTTTGCCACATTATCTGCAAAGGACAACAGATACGTATATCGAAAGGTTCGGACATCTTGCAAAACTAAACAATGAGTTAGTTGTTTTTACTTCTCAAGACTTGGTCGACAAAATTAAAGAAAAATGTGCCGATAGAAGTGCGACAACTCATATTATTGCAATCGATTTTCACAATCAATTTCAAGAGCAACGTGAAGTGATTAGTAAGATTCAAAAAGATCCTAATTTTCAAAAGATGATTTCCCCGCAACAAGTTAAAAATCCTGAATACTGGTCTGCGGATTATGTTCTCGTTAATTATCTAAAGACTTTCTTTGTCGAGTATGCAATCAAAGAAAATTTTGCATCTAACGATTTAGTTGCATGGATGGACTTTGGGTATTGCAGAGATGCATCTACTCTTAATGCTAAAACAGAATGGTCTTATGATTTTGCAGAAGATAAAGTCCACTTCTTCGATTATAAAGACTATAACGGACAACCAATACAAAATATTATTGCCAATAATGACGTTCACATATTAGGTGCTAAGATTGTAGCATATAAAAACGTATGGCCTAGACTAAGAGAATTGATTAGCGGTGCATTTAAAAATCTTACAGATGCAAATCTAATTGATGACGACCAAACAATGATGTTATTAGCAACTTTGTATCAGCCGGATTTATTCGAACTACATAGAATAGTAGAGAGTGATCCATTCGTAATGTTTAGAGAATATTGTAATTAAGGACTAATATGACAACAAAAGATTTTTCAAAAGTGTATGTTTCGGGTGAAGGTTTACCGCAATACATAAACCAACTTGGTGAAGGTACTGTAGGACTTGAGTTAGGTGTTTGGACTGGTGAAAACTTTGCGAATATACTTCAACAATGTCCTGGTATCAAAACCTTATATGGTATGGACCCATACGCACCGTATCAAGACTGGAACAGAATGATTACTCAAGAAATTATTGATGATGTAAAACGTCAATCGATGGAAAATATTCAACTATCCGGTCACGAAGATAAAGTTAAATTCTTCTTCAATACTGCCGCAGAAGGACTTGACTTAATACCTGATGGTTCTTTAGACTTTATTTTCGTTGATGGCGACCACTCATATGAGAACGCTAAACATGATATTACGAATTATTATTCTAAAGTTCGCTCTGGAGGCTTGTATGCAGGACACGATTTTAGTCTTCCTGGTGTAACGCAAGCACTTAAGGAGTTCATTAAAGAAGCGAACATCGATCCAAAATCATTGATGTTTACCGCTAATGACGTTTGGTTGTGGTTCAAACCATGAGTTATGCCTTTGTTTTGACATCTGCAATATACCCCAATACGGGTGTTTTCACAAAAGAACAAAGGTATGAACAAACATTAAACACAATCAAATCAATTAGAAGTAAAGTATCAAACTCTTTTATTTTACTTTCTGATTCTGGACCTAATCCTGTACCTGAAGAATGGGTTGAAAATCTACAAGAATTATGCGATGATGTAATATTTGTCAAAGATTCTACATTAGAACAACTTAATATGTATCGTATGCAGACACCTGCTGAGATTCATAATATGAAAAATGCATTGTCATATCTGAAATATTTAAATCTTTTAGGTATCGACCGAGTATTTAAGATTACCGGTCGAGCAGAATTGACTGATGACTTCAATATTATACAATATATCTCAAATCCTGCAATCAAAGACAAATACGTATTCAAAAAAAGCGTAGACTCATGGATGGGGAAAGGTCTTAAGTTGTATGATACCCGAATCTGGTCATTTGATTATTCTATGATAGATGAGGTTATTGCAATGCACTCAGGCGCTTTTAATACTGCTTGCAGTTCTGGATTAGACTTAGAGCATGTATATTATCAACTGATATCCCCCGAAAAAGTGGTAGAAAAGGATGTTTTAGGTTTAAGATGCTACGTGGCATCTGATGGTACGGTACGTAACGATTAAAAAACGTATAAATACCAGTACGGTAACCATAGTGTGTTACAATTCAAAAGGATTCCATGTTATCATTCAAACAATTTATTCTAACAGAGGGCGGCAATATCAAGGCTAACGGTCATTCGGCTGAGCCTATTCAGATTCCTCATGGTCAGCGCAAAGTAGTTCAGAAAGATATTCATGGTGTTGCTAAAGCGGTAGGTGATTCTTACCATAAAGCCCACGGTGAGCATTTGTTTGGTAAAGAGCATAAAGCACTAAAAACTGGTTCTGCATTTGCTGGTTCTACTCATCATACAATGGATAAGAACATTAGTGATACAGAATTTCATCATGGAATGACAAAACCAGGCAAACCACATCCAGAATCTGGTGATGTTGATTTAAAAGTACCTCATCATACATTAGATAAATTACATGCACATTTAGACCAACATATTGGTAAAAAGTTTGGTCCGTACACTCTACTAGGAACAAAGAAAGGCGCTGGTCAGAGACATGCTATAATGCAACACAATAAAACAAAAGCAAAGCATCAAATTGACTTTGAAGGTTCCGACTATGAGAAAGATGAGCCTTCAAAAGGCGACCAGTTTTCACATAGTTCAAACTGGCATGATAGAAAAGCTGGTATTAAAGGTGCCCACCATAAGATTCTTATGAATGCCGCTGGTAGAGATAAACACGTATTTTCACCACAATATGGCTTAGGTAATCGTGCAAATAAATTACCTCCAGCAAAGCAAACGGACAGAACCAAAGATCCAAAAGAAGTCACTAAACGTCTATTCGGAGCAAAAGCAGACCATGAAAAGATTCATTCATTTCATGGGGTTACGGACTTGATTAAAAAACATGTTAAACCTGAGCACCATCAAGAAATCTATAATAAATTTAAAGAAAGAACTGGTAGTTCTGATGTTAAGGATGCATTTAGCCACGAAGCCGCAATAAATCATCTTAAGAAACATCTCGATGTACATGACGAATGAAAAGAACATTAAACGAATTTTTCAGAACCATATCTGAAGCCAAAAACGGTATAGTTGAGAAGGCTCACTTCAAGGCTATATTTGTTACTGGTGGGCCTGGTTCCGGCAAAGATATCGTAATTCGAGAAGCGATTCCTAACGGGTCATATACCGAATTAAATACTGTGCAGGCATTTAACTATTTGGCTGACAAGAAACGTCTTTCAGAGAAGACTTCAGATCCACGTAGAGAAGCCATTAGAAACCGTGAAATCCTTGTTATAAACGGTCCTACTGACGATTACGAACGTATGGATTACATAAGAGAAGAACTATCTGAATTAGGATATGCAATTCTACCAATTTTTGTTCGGGTATCAAATGAAGCAAGTAAAGAACGAAATGAAAAATTGACGAGAACAATTTCAGAATCAATCAGACAAGAAAAATGGCAAAAGTCCAATCAAGTGCTTGAGAAGTTTATCTATGGGTCATGGAATAATGCTTACATTCAAAGCATGATATTTGAGAACGATTCTGAACTCGACAAAGTACAAGGAGAACTCAAAAGGCTTAGAAAATATATCTTTGAGTTCGTAGAAGATAGAAGTTGGTATATGATGAATGAAACGGCATATGAATGGCTAGACTCACGAAATAAGCTAGATATTAATGAATCATTTAATTACTTTGTCGAAAAGGAAACCTTGAATGAAGGCAATAAGAAACTGGATAGTAAACACATTCAAACTAAAACCATCGGTAAATACAACCCTAGACTTCTCGCCCCAACAAACTCAACACCAGACAATAGACCAGGTGCTAACGGCATCGGAAAAACTGATGACCTCAAAGGGGACACCTTCCCTAGAAAGAACCCTAATGGATATACAATTGCCGGTGGCTCCGGAGCAGGTGCCTACGCCGCAACCGAAGAAACGCAACCAACGCTCAAAATCGCCGGCCCCCCAAAAATCAAAAAGTTCAACAAAGACGGACAAATCGAAAAAATCCTCAAAGGTGCAAAAGACGGAAACGCAGTGAGTGGGGGTAGAAATACTTTGGGTAATGGTATGGGCGATACGTTTAGTTCACGTTCAGGACTTCAAATGGGTCTTGGAGAACACAGTTTTAGTGCTTTTAGAAAGCAGGCAGAATCAATAGATAGTCCAGGCGAGAACGCATGGGGTGTCTCTGGTGTTGCTACAGGCGGTATGGACAAAGAAGGTATGAGAACTTACAAGGATAAGGACCAGATTGAAAAAATGGCCTCAACCGTAAAAAATAAAAACAAGAAAAGACTAGGAGTAGTATGATGTTCGCAAAAGATAAAGTAACACAATCAATGCTAGATGCAGTTAACGCTGTTATAGGTGAGGCAGAAACGAAAGCAACAGGTAAAAAACCAGGTTGGTTAATAGATGCTGAAAAAGCCGCAGAAGCAAGAGACGGTAAATTAAAAGAAGATGCAGAGCAAATTGATGAGATTGATGCTAATGCTATTTTGGGTATGGCTAAAAAAATAAGCCCTACTGCAAAAATGAGAGCATCTAGCGATGAAATGAAAAAAGACCGTGATGAAAAACAAGCGGCACATATTGCAAAACATGGTACAAGAAAGCCTGATGTACCAAAAAGTACTTTTGGTGACACAAAAGGTTATGGGCAGAAACGCTACATGGGNGACTCTGTAGAAGTTGCNGATAAATTGGTTGAAAATAAAGACCAAAGATTCATCGATGCAGTTTCAAAAGTAATCAATGGTGGAAAAGGAGTTACTGTTGAAGAAGAAGTATTGGATGAGAAAGATGAATTACGTAGTCGTATTGGTACAAATATCGTTAACAAGAAACCAAGAGAAGGACAAACGGATTTGAGAAATATTCCAGCAGGAAATAGACCAGATGGTAAAAATAAATTCTCTCAAGGTGAAAGAGATTCACAACCAAGTCGTTTGAAGAATGATATCAAAGCATCATTAGGCAAACACACTAAACCTAATTTACCAGAAGAAGTTGAAGGTTTGGTCAAATCTAAGATAGATGAAGTTGAAAATGCATTTACTGCATACAAGAACAAGAAACCTAGTGAGATTGGTAGACACCTAACGAGAACACACGACTCAAAACGTCTTTCTGATACAAGTGTAATGTATACTAAGAAGTATGGTAAAGATTTAGATGCCGCTAAAGATGCCGCTAAAGATGCTGAAACCTCACATAATGCTACTGTATTCGCAAAGAAAAAAATGAATAAAGAAGATGCTGGTTTAGGTGATAATGGGACAAATGAAGAAGTTGCATTTGAAGCAAGAGATTGGGTTGTGAAAGACTCAAAAACTGGTGCTGACAAAGCATGGGGTCATGAGAGTGATTGGAGACCAGTTGCAAAACCAAAAGCACAAGGTTCNGGTAAAGCCGCAAACTTGGCTGGTAAAGCATTGCAGAAAACAAAACAAATGACTAAAGAAGATATTGGGTTAGATACACCAGTACCAACAAAACCAAAGACAACTGATACTCTTGCCGGCCGTATTAAAGTTCCTAAAAACTTTCATAATCAACATGTTGATTCTAAAATTGAATTAAAAGCCGAATCTGAAGAGCATCCAGATGAAACAGAAGATAAAAAACTTATCTCCAAAATGATTAAACAAGATGATAAGAAAGAAGAAAAGAAAGATACTAAAAAAGATATCGGTCTCATTAAAAAATATATGCATAAAGAAATGACGGAATTCGAACATATTCATGGCGAACACCTTAAAGTTCATACTGGTCCACATAAAGGTAGAGAAGGCACTTTAGACGATATTCACGGACGTATTTTTGAAATTAAACCTCATGGCGCAAAATCGCAAAAAGAACACATCTATGTACCACAAAATCATACAACGATTGTACATCAGCATGATGAAGAATATATTCCTGAAGCATTTCACGGTCCTGAAGCCGGTTCAGGCACAGGAGATTCTCCAATGGCAACTAATGATTCAAAGCCAGTAAAATTGGCAAAATATCTTGCAGTTAAAACTGCCGATAAAATGAAGAATGAAATGCTAGGAAAGATGACTAACTAAGGTTAAGCATGACTGAAAAGTTCAAAAAAGTAAAAGCGTTATTGCAAAGACCGGCTCCTCCAAAGAAATTTGGTACAGATCCATGGGAGCCTTGGTCAGCGACCAATCAGGTATCTGAGAACTCTATTAAAGGGCAACGTGCCGGCACTCTTGCACGTTATCTTAAGTCTAGAGGTATTAATCCTACATTCGTTTCAAAAGACCAAAGAATTGCACATACAAAATCTGATACATACAAAAAATGGATGAGAGACCATATGTTTGAATCAATTGATGTGCCTGAGCAACCTGAAACCGCTGATAAAAATGCATCAGATGCACAAATGTCATATGCTAAAAAGAATAAGAAAAAACTTCATATTTCTAAAAACATTGAAACGCCACCTGGATCAATGGTACGAAAAACTATGGAATCCGTTGAACTGGATGAAGTTCTAACTAAATCCACAACTGCCGGTGAAACTATCGATGACTTTGTTCACTCGAAGAATAAGATGTTTGCTGGTGATTCTAAGGCTCAAAGAATTAAAAGAGCATTAGGTGCTTACAAGCGTGTGGCGGAAGGCTTGGAAGATACTCAAAAGAAGATTGAAGATACTACCAACAAGTTAGAAGATAGATTGAAACACGCCAAGTCAGATGAACAATGGAATAGAATTAGTGCCCGCATTGAAAGATTACGAGCAGGGTTGAAGCGTAGTAAGCAAGGTGTGGCGGAAGGCTCCATATCTGATTTGTTGAACAAGGATCCTACATCTCCAAAATTTAACGACCATTCAGCACCACGCAAAACAAAACATTCTG